ACAGAACGTCCGGATATGGTCCCTGTGTCGTTTTATCCGCGATGGAGTCGTATTCTTCTTTGTCGATGACACGATACGGGTAATCAACGTTACTGATTCTAGTGAATCCGTTCTCTATCCGTGTCGGTCTGGTCGTTGAGAAGTTGGCCCCGCTGCCGATAGTCCGCGAAGCGTTGCCAGATGCCCATGTGAACGTCTCTTCCAGAATCTGATAGACGTACAGGCGTTCAATCGACCACGACTCCAGCATGGCATTGGCCGTAGACAGCGCGTCAGCGGCCTCTGTCGCGGTCGGATTGCTGACGCCGTAGGGTCTGAGAGACTTTTTGATTACATCAAGGATGGTCGCCATCTTCCTCAGGACCGATCAGGTCTTTCTCGTTCAAAATTAGGTAGTCTTTCCCGCCTTGCGAGACGGGCAGACCTCCGTTTTTGGTGAACCGGATCACATCTCCGATTTTCACGCCATACTGATGATCGCATTCTTTCCCCATGGCGAGGACACGTCCACGGGTTTTAGACTTTCCTTCAATCCCTGAACTCTTGGTATTAAATTTGTCGAATTGGACGACTTCGATAATGGAACTCAATGACTCGTCGTCCATCGGTTCCACAACAAGACGTTTACCCATCGGCTTGATCGGGCAAAGCATTAAGCAGCCTCCGGATCATTTAAAGCCTGCCGGATTGAATCGTTGCCCATGCGATGATGCGGGGCTTTGCCGTGTTTTTCCTTGTACTGCTCCACCAGAGCATCGCGCTCTGCATCTACTTTAACCTCAGCAGGTTGCGGTTCTGGCTTTTTGACGTTGTAAAAAACTTCTTTCGTGACTTCTTTCCAGCCGTTTTTCTTGTCTGCTTCCGCTTCCTTGTCTTGGTTGGCGATCTTCTTACCGTGGCGTGCGTGTACTAAGTAGAATTGCATCATTTGCTTTAAGCTCCGTTATGGATGGGTACTACGATGAACTACTTGGTAAGACTGAACCCTACGTTAAACCCGATGTTACCGACAGAGGCCACGGCCCCCTGAATAACACGAATTCCGTAGCCCTTCGGGATGATGACGCTTTGGCCGCTCAGTAGGTACTTGTTCGTATAGGTGGCGTCGTTCGTTTCCTCTGAGAACAATGAGGCCCACGCCAGCACACCGGCAGCGGTAGCTCCGCCAGTCGGCGTAAGGCGCGCTGTGATGGTGGTAGGCACATCCGGGCCAACCGGGTTATTTCGGGCGAACGTGCAGGCTGTGGCATCTGTTCCGTTCCGTGTGGCGGCTGTTCCGCCAGTACCGACAGCGCTGGTAAACGTCAGGATCAGGTCGAGACCGACAACGCCAGTCACGGCCACCGCGCCGGAAACCACGGGTTCCACGTATTTCAAGATCAGGCTTTCGTCGTGATTGTTGAACAGGTCGAAATAGACAAGGTTCGCGCCTACTGCCTGCTTCGGGACGAACAAACGATATTCAAAGTTCATAGTTCTCCTTTGTATTCGCTGCCGCCTGGCTGGCGGGTTAAAAAGTGGTGGTAGTTTCCGCTGTACTCTTTCTCTGTGCTGTGATGGTTCAGGCTCAGGTTTGGGACAATCCACAACTCCCCGCCGCAATCGATCCAGTTTCGAGAGAACGAGTAGTCCTCGCCCCACCACGCGCCTTTGTGTGCGCCGTGGTTAAACAGGTCAACCGACAGGTTGAACTTTGGCCCGTAGCACAAATCTGGGTAAGCGGTCATGAAGCGGTTTACAGCGCCTTTCGTGACCTTCAGAAAACCAGCCGGGACGCGTGTCGCCTTGATACAGCCATCGCCCCTGACTTGTGGCATTCCGTCGATGTCGTCCAGAACGCCCATGTACTCTTCTGCGTCTTTCTTGAAACGGTAGATACCTGCAACCACGTCGCCTTCCGTCTCGACCAACTTAAGCATGTCGGTCGGCTTCCATGACAGATCGTGGTCTATGAACACAACCACATCAGCGCCAGCGTCCAGCGCTTTTCTCAGCATGTACGAACGTGCGGCGGATATGTACGGGTTTCCGATCTCTGAAACCATGCCGTGATCCCATCCAGCGGCCTCGATATACGGGATAGATGCTTTCAGGCTGTCGAGACACACCTGATATGGGCGCGTTATTGTGGGTATGCAAAACACCACTTTCATTTCTTGCCTACGCCCATCAGGTTGTAATCACCCATGCGCTTTGTGTACACGGTATTGAACCCGGCATCAGTCAGCGCCTTGCTCAGAGTCTCTTGCACGAACCCTGTCTTGTGGGCCATGTGTGGTCGATCCTTCAATACCTTGCGGTATCCGTAAATCATATCTAGCCCCGTTATGGGGCCAGCCGGTGAATTCAGTATGACTTCTTCGGTTGCTTTCACATCCTCAAGATCAGGCACAAACACCATTGCCGATCCGCCGTCTTTCAGTACGCGTTTGAACTCGCTGAGTGCCTGCGGTACTTCATACTGGTAAAGATGTTCTAAGGCGTGCTGGCACAAGATGGCGTCGAACTGTCCTATCTCGCCCATGTCGAGCATGTTTGCAACAATGTCTGGCCCATTGGCGTCGTCGATGTCCAGACGGACTTCTCTGTAACCTGTCAACCACAAGGGAAGTGGGTTGCCCCCGCAGCCCACATGGAGCAGCGAGAGCAACCTTTCCTCTTTTGCTACTACGAGGCCCAAAGACCCAAACCGGCCAGCGTGTTCATAACTTCCTGCATCTGCGCCACCTGGAGGGTTCCGTAAGAAGCCGAAGTAACCACGTTGGTTGTGGTGTGGGTTGTGGCTGTGGCACGCTGCACAACAGGCGTGGTGCCATAAAAACCAACAAGATCTGAGGCCGCTGCGCCCACGCAGACGCCGCCAGAAACCCCTGATCCAACGTATTCAACGTCAGTACCTCTACCGATTGCCATATTGAGTTCTCCTATTGAGTTTGATTAGCCAGTGATCCGGCAGGCCCATTCCGGACGGATTGCCTGATACCCATGCAGGATATCGAGACGCGCCGGAATGTTGTCGTTGTTGATGTCGTACTGACGCACCACGCGAATGCTGAGGCCGTCCATGTTCTGACGCGAGGCGAAATGTACGCCCTGCGGCAGCTCAAGGTCGGCGGTCACGAACGCAAACGCATCCTTGTGGTACACAAGATGCTGTTCGTAAGCAGTCGAAGCCGAACCCACCATCGTCAGCGCTGCGCTGTTAGCCGGGAGAGCATCCACGTTCTGATTCGCCCCCGAGGCGTAAATCGCCGGGGTGAAGGTCAGCGCGGTGGTGCAGTCGGCGGTTACAGTGAACTGCGCCAAGAACCCAAGACTTTGTTTGGTTTCCGGGTGAACAGCGTACACATCGGCAAAGGTGAAGATCGTACCAGCCGTAAGGTTTGCGCCAGCAATGGTGATGGCGGTATCACCATCGGCAATACCAGCATCGTTCACGGTCACGGTGGTATGGTCGGAGCCTGTGGTCAGCGTCCAGATACGCTCATTCTCGTACCAGTCAAGACCTGAGTTACGGCTGATAAAGCCGTCGAGGTACTGTTTCTTGATCTCGGATTGGTCGTGGAACAAGGCACTGTACGCGTTGACCATCACCGCCATCGCATCGGAGTTGATCTGCACGTTACGCTGATTGTCTTTCGGGGCGAGGTTCTGGTTGAGTTTGGCGCGGGCCTGGCCGAACATCAGCATCGAGTTCGGGGTGGTTCCCGCAGTACCGACGCCGTTCCATACCAGCGGTGTCACAGCGGCCAGGTAGTCGTACTCCAGCGTGGAGACCAGGACCGAGGTCGCCGGGTTGATGATGCGCTTGCTGAAGTCGTCCAGCTCCATCGTCAGCTCGGCAGAACTGAAGTTCATGTCAACGCCCTTCTGGGTCGCCAGCGTCAACGTGACGGAGGTTTCCGAGGTGTCCTGTGCGTTCAGTGTCTTGCCGGTGCGGACGGTGTACTTGTTGGGCTGGCGGATCTTGAGGGCTGTGCCGATCTTGGCGCCGGTCTGGGCGTAAGAGTCGTCATAGGTCAGATTCGTGGTGCTGATAAAGCTGCTCTTTTCGTGCGCCACGCGGAGGATTTCCCGCGTAACCGCAGTAGGAGTCAAAACAGAGTTTGCCATTGTTAATCCTTCGGCCTTTCGGCGCTATGGGTTCTTGTGGCGTCGCCGTTCGGCGATGCCGGTTGTGTTACCGCCCTATCTGCTTATTCCTGCGCTTCATCCATACGTCAATGGGTAATTTATCGTCCAGACCGTCTGGCACGTCTCCCTTCGGTTTGACGGGACTTAGCGGTGGCGAAGCGTTAGTGACGGACTTTGTTTGCAACAGATCGTCCAGCCTTGCCTCTATCTTTCCGAGTTCTCGCGCTACTTCACGCGGTCCCAGATTGTAGAGTTTGCGTGCAACATCGGGATTCTTGGCGAGATACAAAGCCAGTTCAGGGCCGTTTTCAGACTCCAGGATAGTGGGAGCCATTGCCTCTGAAATGGATGCACGATCGAACAGATCGTCATAGTCGGGGTGTTTCCCCCTGACCTTTTCGGCCCGTTCGTTAAAGACCTTCAAGGCTCCATCCATGCGTTCCCGTTGGGTGCGCTGGCTGAATTCCTCTTGTGCCTTTTTGATGTGCCCCTGAACCTTCCAATCGGCCAGAGCCTCCGTGAACTCGTCGTAACTCTTGAATCTCGGGTCGTTTACGTCCGGGCGGGTAGGGTCTGCGGATTCTGGCTTGGTTTCCGGCGCTTTCTGTTGCTGCGCCATCTTCTTCCAGTGCTCCGCTTCTCTACGGGCCTCTTCTCTCTGCCAGACGATCTTGTCAATGCGTTTGCGTACCTGATCCTCTTCCGAAAGCTGTACGGTTTCTTTCGGTGTAGCGGGTGACGGTTCCGCGACTTCTTGCGTCGTTGCTTCTGGTGTGACTACAGGTGTTTCGGTTACTTCAGGCGTACTAACTTCGTTCTCGTTTTCCATGGTGCTCCTGTAACTAGGATAGACTGCCTCACGACAGCGGCCCGGAAGCCCTCCGGTTGGGTTACTGCATTAAAGCAGGTTCAGAACCGACGATATTACCGGCGTCGTCGTAGATATAACGTTTTGGCGTAGTGCTGGCCCGAGTCATTCGCTCTATGGCCTCGATCAGTGCAGCGGTTGAAATTTGTTGTCCCTGCGCCTGCTGTAGAACAAGCTGTGCGATCTGACTGCCAATGTTCTCGGCTTCCTCCGAGGCTTTCTCTGCCTCACCGGCTGTCAAAATGGCTTTGTCGTTGGCCATGTCCAGTCGGTGTTGGGCAAGCCCCAGCTCCGCTTTCACTTGCGCCTGTTTCGCCATCAGTATCTGTCTGTCGGCCTCAATCTCGGTCTTAAGCTGCTCCATCTCTACCTTGATGGCCTCAAGCGCCTGCTGTTCCTTGGCGGTGTTCTGACCGGCCTCCTGAATGGCCTGCTCTGCCTGTTGTAACTGCTGCTCCTTCTGGTACAAGGCTTCGGCTTTCTGCATCAGGACTTGATTGGCCTGCTGTAGCTGTGCGGCTTTTGCCGCCAGTCCGTCCTGATTATCCTTGTTCTCAAGCTCCTGTATCTGGGGCGGGAGCATGGCTTTCAGCCTGTCCGCGATCTGATCTGCACCCGGCCAGTCCATGTTGCGGATCATAATGTCGCCGACGATAGGCAGAAGATTGGGTGCGGCCTGTACCATCTGCATTTGCGTTTCAGCGGCTTCCTGCCGTTTGGTGCTGTAACTGGGGCCAACATTAACCGTAACGTCATATTTACCGATGGTCGGATTGTACAGCATCATTACCGACCCGTCCTGCCTCTTGGCTTCCATACTCGGCATTTTCATCTGCGGGTCGAACATGACTGTTTCCGGCATTCCGTCTTCTCCCAGAATACGCATGACACGCTTCGTGTCGTAAATCTTCGGGATCAGGTTAACCAGAATCCTGCCGGTGTGGCGAATGGAGCGGGCAAGGTTGTCGTGATAGTGAAAACTGCCTACATCTCCTTCCCGTTGCCGCGCCAGAATGGCCTTGCCGGACTTCTCGTTACTCGGCGCACCGACAGAGGCGTTATACATGCCCATCGACGCCTGAACCCACTGGCGGGACTGCATGGTGATTTCGGCCCAACCTTGGGACAGACCAGGCATCGGCATCCGTTGCGGAGGAGGAACCACAACACCATCTACGCTGACGGGGTGATAGTTGAGAACGGCAATGTTCTTACGATTGGCGTCCTGATAACTGTTCTCGAATCCCTCCGTTTGGCCGACAGCGGCGATTATCGGAGACTTCGGGGCCAGCGCCACGTTCTCCACCATCGCGGAAATGGCGAAATTGTGCATCTGCTGTGCGTCTTTCGCGGCCTCGACAATGCCGGTCAGACGGCGCTTTCCGCCAACAATGGATTCGTTACCGACAACCTCAACGATGGGGACAAACTTACCCATCCACTCTGTTTCTTCCAGAACTTCCTTACCGTTGATCTTCTGCCAGATGATCTTGCGGGTATTGGTGGTGCGCTTTTTAAGCCCTGTCGTGTCCACGCCTTCCAGTTCCGACTCTTCGGCTACCGTGCCGTCCGGAAGCTGGTAAATGGTCTTTTCCGTGTACTCGGCGAAGTAGTAATCGGCAACCCGCACACTGTCTTCGGTGATCCACCCTTCGGTGTCTTTCTGGTCCTGTTTCCAATCAACCTTCTCGGCGTCAGGATAAGTCCGTTCGTACTCTTCGTGGCTCATCGTTTCCACGACAAACCCATATTCTGAGTCGGAACCATCCGGGCTTCTGTGATTAGGGTCCAGACACACAGAGAATCGGTCTGATATGCTCTCTATCGCTAGTTCCTGAACAAAGGAATCTTCCTCCTCGTATCTGGTAATGACCCTCCAGTAACCGTACCCACCACGAAGGGCACACTCGAAGCCGGTATCATAGGCAATGTCGGCGTTACTGTTGTCCTCGATGTTGCGGATAACACCCTGCAGCATCTCGGCGGTTTTCTTATCGGCCTTGTCGTCAACCGGACGAACCCTGACCGCGGCCTTGTTCTGGCGCTGGTCGTTCTTGATCTGGTTGATGTACTGGTTTGTTTCGTCCATCGTGAGACATGGGCGTTTGTCGGTCTCGCGCTCTTTGCGGAGGGCTTCCGGCCACTGTTCAAGCCCTGCGCTGAACTTGTCGGCTTCCTCTGCGCGTAAGCGGTTCTCTTCCATGGCCTCAGAGGCGAGGCGGAAGCGTTCGCGGGCTGTGGCGAGTGGATCGGATGCTTTGTTTTCAGCTTCAATCATTTACGACATCCACCCATTTGATCCGTAGTTCT